ATATAGTTTTGAGCTGTATTACCATAAGGCAATCCCATACCAACATTATTAGGATTTGGCACGATAAGTTCATCAGGCTGTGTTGATATACCAGCACCAAACCAAAGTTGAGTTTTGTTGTTAGGCAATACATGAGTAGTAAACCTTCTACCTGTTCTTCTTAATTTAAGAATATAAGGTGCATCATAATTATATGCAGACATTGAAGGGTCAGCCGACCAGTTATTTATTACATCTTCAAATATATTATCTTGTGCAAGGTATTGTACTTCTCTCCAATTATTTGTATCTGTATCTTTTACATCTATAATAGATACTACATTGTCAGGTTCTAATGTTATCTTGCTATATTTTTTAGGGTCCGTAAATGTAAACGTTTCTGTTTCTAATTTACCTGCCATTGCTTGAACTTCTTTCTTTAAAAGATAATAAGTAGGTTCGCCTGTTACATCATCGATTTGATACACAGTTATTTCAGTAGGATTAAGTGAACTACTTGCCTTAAAATCTACTTTGTCTTGAGTGATAAATTCTACATCTCCAGTCGTACATACAAGTCCTTCAGCAACCTCCATTGCGTATCTCATATCTGGACTTACATTGCTTGCACCGCTAAATGTTGCAGGTACAATTTGATAAACACACATTTCTGCAAGTGATGGTATTGAAGGTTTTGTTTTATATCCAAGAGCTCGTGCTAAGTCAACAACATTTGCTCTTTCTTCTGCATGCATTATCAAGCTTTCTTTAAGTTGGTCGTCAACATAGTATGATAAAACGTCTCCTACGTACGAAGCCATTTCTATAAACATCATACCTGGTGATGATTCATTAAAGTCATTGTATGTATCAGGGAAATAAGACTTTGCATATTTTACAAGGTCTTCTCTAAAACCTCCAAAGTCTTTATTAAGATATTTTATATCTCTTATATTTTTATTGTCTAAATTACAGTCAGCCATTATAAGTCACCTATCTCTAAAGCTATTGACTGCATATCCATACTGTTTCCTTTGTACAGACTCCAATCAATTTTTATATTCATTCTATTTTCATTTGTCTTTGGCTGTTCAACCTTAACGCTTTTTAAATCTACATAAGGCAGCCATATTGCCACTTGCTTTTTTATCCGCTGTTCTAATTCCTGTCTAAGCTCAGGTGTATTATTTTCAAATACAGACTTCCAAACGTCGCAGCCAAATTCAGGATGCATAGGTCTTTCACCTCTGTTTGTAAGTACAAGGTTCATAAGGTTTGATTTTGTCTGGTCAACTGTTGTAAATGACTGTTGAAAATCTCCTCCATTTTTAACCTTGTCGCTAGAATTAGAAGGAAGCTGAGCGCTATTACTTCCAGATGGTGCTAATACTTCATAGGAATAACTTCTTTTAGCACTTGAATTATTTGTCAAAGGTAGTGTCAAACCTATTGCAACATCTCTTTCAAAGTCTAAAGGATTATATTTGTATTCCTGTCTTTTTCTCATTATTTCTTAAATCTTTTTACTAATTCTGAATAATCTCTTGTCAATGCCTTTCCTAATCCGTCCTTTTGTAATGTACTAGGATTAACTGGAACTCCATTGTGGTTTGTCATGTTCATTTGTGCATTTGGCATACCACCTTGCATTGCTGCAAACTGAGACCTTAATTGTTGCGGACTTACCTCTGGATAAGGTTCGAACTCAGTGCTACGAGCCGTCTGCTCTAATACTTCGTTTAGCGATACGTTTTCAGAATATTTCTTTACTGGCTCAGCTACTTCTTTCTTGTGTTCCAATATATTCAACGCTTCATTAATCTCACTTTTTACAGCAGATTTTACTTCTCTTTTTACAACCTCACGAATAATTCGTACTAATTCTTTTTTATTCATTTTTTACACTCCTTAGCTTTATATATAAATATCTTAAATATATATTTTATATCCACGGACCGGTGGCTCCTGATGATGTATTTGTCCATATTCCTGTATTTAGCCAGTTTGCAATTACGTTACCTACATTGCTTGCCCATTGTGTATGCGATATTCCACTCATACCAGAAGGATATGATTGTTCTATAGGACATTGAGTAGGTGGTACAGCAGCAAAAGCTGGTAGACAACCTGGTGCATATACAGAATAAAAAACATCTATTGCATCCTTTAACATCTGGCCTGAGTCATCGTTATTGTTATTCCAACCTGCCAATGCCCCATACATAGCCTGTTCAGCTGCAGCTATTGTTGTTGATGGTGGTACAATTGCTGTCGAACCTAGTTTTATAGATTCAGCCCATGCGGCAGCTGTACCTGGAGATGCTGCTTGTGAATCACCTGCTACACCTTCATACAAAGGACTTTCTGGGTCAAAGTATTTTGCCATGTTGTTTGCGAATATGGGTACTAAAAATGGCATTACTGTTTCATTGCCTCCATCTGAGCCTTGAGCTGTGCATATATAGGAGCTTGAACAGGAGGACCTGATAGTCCACAAGGTGTTGGATGAGTTTCTTGAGTTAACTGAGTCAACATTTCAAGTACAACATCTGCCAATGCTGATACATTTAATTTCCAAGATGCTGTTGACAAACCGATTTCTTTTGTAGCTGCAAGTATTATGTTTTCTTTTTTAGCGTTGAATATAAGCCTGTCGCCGTTTATTATAACTTGAGAACTTCCTAGATATCCGTTTATAGGTATCATTGGTATTACAGGACCTGTTGGTATTGTTACTGTTTGTGCAGCTATTGAACTACCTGGTTTTAAATCTATTTTTTGTTTGCTAGTCAAAAGCACTGTTGATTCATTATCGTTTATATCTTCTATGTGAGCATCACCTGTGTCTGCGTGGCCGTTTGATATAAACATTATTGGGTCTCCATCAGCTGAGCCTACTGACCAAGTATTACCTGGCTTACCTGATACTACTGTAGAACCTAATCGTATACTATTATCAAATCTACCTTGTATTATTGTATCGCCTTCATAGTGCTGCATAGGCTTAATGTCTTTTTCCTTAAAGGTATCACCAAGACTATTGTTTTTAAAACTCTTATCAGGAAATGCAACATTAGGCATAGCATTATTGTTTATATCAGACCAAGCTTGTATTGCTGATATCCAATAATAACCTGTTTCTCTTGGGTCTACTTGTGCACCTAAAGTTGTTGCACATACACAAACTACTACTTCTCCTTTTAAAGGATATGTAGATATATTTTTATTAAGAGGCGGAATCCAATCACCTTCAGATTCTAACACTTGACCAAAGCTTAATCTATTTCCTAGAAATTTTATTTTTACATAGCCTAAATCTGTGTTGTCTTTATACCATTCATGAGAGTCGTTCATTACAACATCTATAACCTCACCCATAGTAATTAAAGGTTTTACATCTGTATTACCATTTGTAAATGAAGCAGCTCTACCTTTGTCTCCAAATCCCATTATTTATTATCCTCTAAATCCTGTACTGTATTCAACAGCTGTTTCTTTTCTTCTTCTGTAAGTAGTCCAGCTCCTCCATCGTCATTACTTCTTCCCATAGCTCTTTGTACAATTGCTGCCATTTTAATTAGGTGTTCATCATTCTTTACACTAACTTCTAAATACTCTTTTATAATAGGTACTAGTATTGTTGCATCACCCATGTTTTTAATCATAGGTTGTAATTGTAATATAAGCTCGTTTATTTGCTTTTCTTTCTTGGCAGAATTTTCGTATATATCTTGTAGCAATCCTTGAAACGACTTGCCTTTAAATATTTCGTCTTCGTTTATTGACATATTAATTCTCCTTTATATATAAATATACAAAACAAAAAACCTAGGGATTTCTCCCTAGGCTTCTTAATATATATAACGATTGTAATTACTTCTTGTTAATAAAGAATGATGCTACAATTACTAATACTACCAATCCAACAAATCCACCTTGTCCAAGTGAGTTTACTAGAGCTGTTAGGTTAGCAATTACGTCCATTCCAAATACTGAACCGCCTGTTAAAACAGTCCAAAGAATTGTTACCGGTAGTACAGCCATCATGATAGCCATAAGTCCACCGAAAAATCCTGTAATGTATTTGATTACTGATTCCATAATTTCTCTTCCTTTCGTTTAAATTCTGTTATGTGGCATTATTGCCGGCGCGCCTTGATTAATTAATTAATTAAAATTTAAGACCGAAACCTAACATTAGGTTCGTTGTCTTATCTCCTGTATTATATACAACTTTAGGGTCTACATAGATTCCCTTGTGAATTGTAAATAATTTACCTGCACCGATTTTAGCGTTATCAGTGTTTAATCCATCAGTCGCTACGTAAGCGAAATATCCATTCCAGAAATATCTTGCATGAAAGTCTAACTCCATGTCAACAGTAGAGTCTGCTTGAGCTACAGATACACCAACCATTAAGTTGTCTGTAAATCCGTATCCAACAGTAGGTGCAATAGACCATTCAGTCCATGCAACGTTTGCTACATCACCAGTACCTACATACCAGTCACCTTTTGTTTGAGCGTCAGCAGCCGTTAAGCCGAATGCTAATGCTAATGTTAAAATTAAATGTTTCATAATAATTCCTCTTTTTTGTTTTTGGTTTTAGCGCGCGCTAATTTAACGAGCAATCTGCTCGTATACTTTGAACTTTTCTTTAAAGTCCTTTTTTATAATATTTACTACCTTTGATATGTCTTGAGTTTTTTCATTTGTCATTTCTCTTATAAGTACATATAAAGCTTTCTTATTATATTTTTCAATATTCTCTCTACGTTTAAATAATTCCATAACTGCGTAAGCTATTTTAATATCATTTTGTTTTGAGAATCTTTTTTCTATTTCATTATCATAGTGACCTATGAATAAATCTGTAAAATCTTTTAATGCTTCTTTCTTAGAAGCTAGTGCTGATTCGTTTGTTAAATCTCTTTGTTTATCTATTGCAAGTAAATCGGATTTGTTTTTAAGTATCTTGTATGCTTTGTTATTTGTTTGTATACAATAATTTTTTGCAACTATAGAAAAATAAGAAAAAGCTCTTCCTTTATCTTCTCCATACTTACCTAGCTTCTGTAATAAAAATCCTATTACCTCATATTGTTTATCTTCTGTCGAACCATTCATATAAGGAAACTTAAATCTATTTATTATATTTTGAGATAATTTCCATATAGGATAATGCACATATTCAGAGTATACTTTATTTCTCTTATTTTGATTTGTCTCATTATTATATGCAACAATTGCTTTTTCAGTTACAGGTGTAAAGTACATTTTATTCTTTCTTTTTCTACCTCGCTTACTTTTATTGTTCATATAGTCTTCAAAATCTTTTTGGTATTTTTCAACGTTTTCATAAAATATATCTACAGGACTCTTATCTTTATTCGACATCTTTAGTCTCCGCATCTAATTTATTTATTACATCTTTTATACCTTTAAATACAGAGCCTACTTCATCGTCAGATTCAAAGCCTCCTTTAGAATCTAATCGTCTCATTTCCAAAAGAGTCTCATTAAATCTTTTTGCTATAACTGCCATAGTATCATCTTGCTCTAGAACTATATCTTCAAGCTCTTCATTTTTCATTAAAAGATTATATACAATGTATATAAGACATACAGTTAAAACCGAAAGTGTTATTACTGCAACCAACATTATTTAGATTCTCCAAATAATCCTGAAAATATATCGTCTACTGATTTATTTGCTGTTGCTGTATCTAAAGATTTTTTCTTGTGTTTAGAGTTTGAAGCCTTTTTTATTTCAGAGCCTACTTTGTTTATCTCACCTTCAATCTTTGAAGCCATTAAATCTGCCTGATGTAATACAAGTGGCATGTTTGTTTTAAAATTTCTATCTGAATTGTAGTGCTTAAAGTATTGTGTATTTGCATCATCATATAAACCATCATGCACCATAATAGCTATCATTTCATTTTCTGAAAACTTTATATCGTGTTGTTGTAATAACCATAAACTTCTATGTTGTACCGGCATCCAGTTTAATTCTGGATTTAAGTTCCAAAGCGAGCCTTGATTTTTTCTATGCCATTCACTAGGATTTGGTACATATAAATCTTTTTCCAAATCACCATACTTTCCTAAGTCGTGGTTAAGTGCAGCAAACATTAATTCTTCTAATGTATAACCTTCCATTGATGAGCCCATAGATTTCCACAACATGTATGTCTGTTTAGCACATTTACATACTCTTAATACGTGTTCTACATAACCACCTACAAATGCGTTATGATAATTAATGTTTCCTGAAGCTGGTGTAAACATCATTCTATCTTGGAATGTGTTATACATTGCTTTTAATTTTTCTTTTCTTTCACCTTCAAAATTTTTGTCTATAACTAACATTAAGTCATTCCAATTTTGTAGTAACTGTTCTTCTGTTAAATTCATGAATTTTCCTCCATTTTGTTTTTAACTCTACTCCAATAGTTAACTGTTTGTGGTTTTGCCAATCCTCTTGGTCCACCATTCCAGCATCGAGCAATATGCTCCGGAGTGTTGAGGTTATAATGATTACAATATATTTTTAACATCTCTATGGATTTTGTACGACTCCATCTATCGTTGTATGTGTATATTTTTTTACCTAATATTCTATTGACATCTCTTACCATTGTTCTTCTAATTTGTAAACAACCTACAGCGTCCTCACCAGGATTATATGCAGAATCATTATTACTACTTTCTACAAATATCAATGCATTGATTGTAGATGAGCTTGGAAAGTCGTCCCATATTTCAAGCCTATAATTTAGTGTGTCAATCTGTTTGTGTAAACTATCAATTATGTTTTCTTTATTATTTAACTCGTGCTGCAGACTTTCAATTTGTCTTTCGCTATCCAAAGTCATAACAAGAAATAAACACGCGGCACAAGGTAGTGCCAATAAAATAAAAATATTTTTCATATTAATCAAATAAAAGTTTTAATTGTGCAGGGTCACCAGTCTCGGTGTCTTTTCCGAAGTGTTCTAATATATTTTCATTGGAATATCCTAAAGCTTGAGCAAGTCTTTTGCAGGTTCTTTTGTATTCAGCAATTGTTAAATTAGCAGGAACACCAAACTCAATGACTTGAGGTTCTTTGGATTTTATTCCTCGTTTATATATTATCTTATCTAATACCATTTTGCATTTCTCCATTATTAATATTATTATACTAATATAACAAAAATCTATGACATATGAAAACAATTAGTTGAAAAGTTTTGTAACAAGAGATTCTGTGAATTTACCTTTAAGTATTCGGTTGTAGTTTTTGATTTTTTGCATTGCTAGCTTTTTATCTTTTTTCCACCTTAACTTTTTCATCTCTTTTTTAATTATTGAAACCTCGACTGCTGCGAGTCTTTTATATTCTTCTTTTTCTTTCTTAGAAAGTTTTTTCTTTTTTACTACTTCTGTAGGTTTAAGTGTACCTTTTAGCTGAGGTTGCTCTACACCTTTATGATATACATTACCTCTTTTGTCTACGAACTCCTTCATAAAATGCCATCCTGAAGGTCTTCCTGAATTTTTATTTGTATTAATCTCTGGCGGCTCTGTCATTTCCTGTACGCATTCATAACATGTAATTGATGATGTATCTTCGCTAGCTTTTGCAAACTGGCCACATATCTTACATTCCATATACTTGTATGTATATTCTGGATTCTCGTTCCACTTTGTACCTTTTCTATATTCTATTGCGTATGTTTCTTCCATAATTAATTATTTTGTTGTTTCTTCCAATCTGACATTTTAGAAACAAAATTATATAACTCGTTTAATTTATTATTCATTTCTACAACCTTAGCTTGTTCTAAACCTACCTTTTTAAAATTTTTAGGAACAGCTTTGGTTTTCCTCTTATTATTAATATATATATCGCTCTTGTCTTTTTTACTAAAATTAAATGCCATGTTGGCAGCAATAACCATTGCAATTGCTAATGGGTCAAATACAAATATTATAAATATCATGAACCAATTTACAATAGTCTCCATAGGTTTATTAGTTAGCTGCGCCATATATTTAAGAGGACCTAGTTCTCTTGCTGATTCATTACCTATTTGCTGGTCAAGTATTTTTATGTCCAATGAAGCTATTGAATCAGTTACTTGATTGTATCTTGTTTTTGATTCTGATAATTGAGATTCTAACAACTTTCTTTGTCTTGATGATGTAGTTGTCACAAGCTGTCCTGATTCTTTATCAACATACTGGATTTGTGTTGGGTTTGCTAAAGCAGTTGTCAATTCTTTTATAGTTATTTTTAAATCATCTCTCTGTTCTATAAATCTATTCTGCTTAAGTTCTATTACATTCACTTTTCTTTCTAAGAATTCAGATTGTGTTGCTGTTTCTTGATATGCTCCAGATAAAAATCCATATATACCACCACTAGTGATTAGTATTAATATTACAACTGCTATTGAAAGATATGTTTTAAGTAAAGCATTTATATCTTTCCAGTACTGATATAGTAGTGAAGCAACAACAAGCTTTGCAAATTCAAGCGACCCAGCCATAATCATTACTTCTGTACTGGCGCCGGCAAACAACTGACTCAATCCATATACAGAATAGAATGCTGCTGATGCAGAAACAGAAAGTGCACTTAATGCTATTATATATGGTAGTAGTTTATTTTTCAAAATTAAAAGTTGTTTTTAGAAGAATATATTAAAGTATATACAGTTTCTCCGTCTTCCTGTTTAACTCTAATATCTGAATCTTTTACACCAAGCACTATTAATATTTTTTGTAACCTTTTAATTTTTTCATAACTGTAATTACTTATGCAGATATATTCTCCAATTATAGTTAATATTAAATTGTTATAATTATATTCTTCTTCGTGGTTATATTTTTCTTCTCCAAGAACTGGAATTAACGGTAAGTCATTCATGATTCTATTAGAATAATATTCAATGTTTTCAGGCTCCAGCTTATCCATCCAAGTTTTAAAATATATGTATTTACCTTCAAATATATTTTTATCAGACTCAGTTAAACATTCCCATAATTCATCAGCTGCTAAATTCTTGGTTTTTTCTTTCTTAGGTTTTTTAGCTTCAGCATATTCTTTAAATAGACTTATTAATTGGTCTACTGAACTTAATCCTTTTAAATCTTCTGCTGGGTCTTTTCTAGATATATTAGTATCTTTAAAATCTAATGTTATTTTTTTAATTAACTCTTTATACTCTGAAGAATTAATTATATCTTGAATCTCTTGACATTTTTCATATTCTTCAGATTCAATATAATGTTCTATCATATCCAATAACATATTTTTAAAATCTAACTCATCTACATCATAAGGGTCATACAGTAAATATATTTCATTATCGATTACCATATTTTCTATCTTAGCTCTTCCAGTTATTAGTCTGAAAGTATTATCGAATGCGGTATCAATTCCTTCTGTATAATCTTGTTCCATATTTCCGTCAAAGTTAAATTCCATTGTCTCCCCTAATTGGGTCCTACCACCACCGAGATTTGTATACGATATTATCTCTGTTTACCGTTCGAATATAAATATCAGTTCTTTTGCTGTTTTGCAGGACTTTTTCTTCTTCTATAATTTCTTGTAGAATTTTTCTTAGTCTTAAGAACGGATATCTCTTTCTTTAATAAGTCATTGATTAATATCTTATCAGTCAATAGTTCTCTTACAGATACAAATCTTTTATTAAGATATACTATTGTTGCTAAGCATCCAACCAATAAACCTAAGGCTGCTGTTAATACTGCCATGATTATCCTCTCCATGTTCCATCAGTGCTTCCTAACATATCCATTCTTTGAGCATTTTTCGCTACTGTTTGTAAATCGTATAGCTCTTCAATAATTCTGTTAGTCTCTGACCAAGTAAGCTCGTGTCTTTTGCCTCCTATTAATAATGTACCAATTAAAGGTTGTGTAGCCTCACCTTGTGGTGTAGTTGCTTTTGCTCCTTTCATTAATTCAGTTGTAATTGAAGACCATAGGCTTCCGTACTTGTTTGCGTTAAATTTCTTTGCCATTTTTTTTGTTTTAGCATTTGTCTACTCTATTGTTAGTAGGGTTTTCGACTTATCCCCTTTTCCTTAATTAATTATAAGTTTAATTATTATTTAATTATTAATATGTTATTAGTATTTAATTATAGTAAGAATTACTATTATTAGTTTTTTACTACTAATATATTAAAAAATTCCGACATAAAAAAACTTTTTTCAATTTATTTTATATAAACCTTCTAATAGCTGTAACATATACACGTCTATAAGATTTTCTCTGTATTCTACTGTCTCTTCTTTTGACATTATCTTTTCTATATAGTGACATACATTACAGCCACCTTCTAATATTATTCCGTCATATTTTAAAAACATATCAGATACACCTTGAGCGCCTTTTGATTTAAATGACGAAATTATTTTTTCTTTATTAATATATATTTTATTGAATCCCATATTACTCTCCTTTATTTACATGGCCGTACCATAACACAGCAACTGTAGCTAACAACAATACTGAACCAAATGTGTATAACAAGAACCACGGAGAAGATGTATCAGCAAAAAAAGCAGGTGCACCCATTACTACTAACCATATAAGAAATATTAATCCAACGTTAGTTTCTAACTTTCTTTCAACCTTAACCGTAAGTTCTTTTTTCATTAGTCGAGATAATGCATCTTGCATATCCTTGCCGTACACTGGCTGTTTATGGATTGTACCATCCTTTTCTCCAATGGTTACTATATACTTACAGTATCCTTTGTGACTGTCTGATTTTTTTAAGAGCTTGCAGTCTAAAGCTCTACGTCTATCATATTTTTTCATAATTGATTACAAAATTTTAATTCATATCCTTCGTTAATAAATTTCTTTGTTAAATGCCATTCCATATTTTTTGCCATAGGTATATCATCAGTAATTATATCTCCAGTTGCAGGACATTCAAACTCTACTTTTTTTCTAGGTATTTCTAAAACATAAACTTTTATTCTGTGTTCAAGTAGATTATCTTCATTCATTACTCTTATTATTCTAGCATTTGTATGGTCAAATTTTCCACCTATTTTATATGTGTGAACTCTACCATGCCAACCTGTAGCGCATTCTGTTTTACCTATTTTATAAAGTTTGTCATTAACAAGCATAAAATATACTACATCTTTTATTTTTGATATATTGATATCTTTGTTTCTATACCAATTCATAATATCACCTGACACTTCAAGCTCACCAACATAAGTCATTTTATCTAAATACTTATTTAGTAATTTATTCGATTTCTCCATTTAAAAAATTTGTTTGCTTGTTTAACTCATCTTTTAAATCTTGAGATTTAGACTTGTCAGTTCTAATCTTTTTCTTTTTTTCAGTAAGCTTCATAACTTCTATAGCTGTAAAGTCTCTCCTTATAATTCTTTTTTCTGTCATACAAGGATATATTGTAAATCCGTTTGTATTACCTTTGTTTCCAGGTTCATCTACTCTAATTTTATAATCAGGTGTGCCATCTGATTTTCTTGTTTCATCTATAATTTTTCCAGTGTATACATCACCAGTTAAAAACTTAAAAGTTACGATATCTCCAATATTGTACTTGTGTTTTCCTTTTGCCATAATTTTTATTTTTTAGTTATTTTTAAAATGTTAGTCATTGTTTCTATTGTACCAACAACAGTTGGCCAATCCATTCCGTGTTGTCCGAAATGTATGAATGTACCGTTAAAATCTTTTTGACCTCGATACGTAGTGTCATCAATTAATACATCACCTATTAACATGTCTTTCCTGTGAGTTAAAAATATTTTTCTTTTTAATTCAGGTAAATGTTCTTCAATCCAATCACGTTTTTGTCCCCATGCTGATGGGTTATTCCAAGGAGGTGTTGATGCGATAAATACATCATGTCCCATTTCTATTATTTTCTTTACAGATTCAATTGCATTAGGCATAGGTTCAAAATGACTGAAGTTTAAAACCTCGTCCATGTTAACTCTTTCAGATATATTTTCTGGAAGATTTTTAGATAGCTGATCTGCTGCCTTTGCAAAGTTGGCAAGCACACCGTCCATGTCTATGTATATTGTTAGTTTTTCCATTATATTGACTCGTTATAATATTGGTTGTCTAATTCTTTAGAGCAAGGTACCTCAATTTCGTTTTTGGTAAATGCAAAGAATATAGAGCCGATGCCAAATAGAAGAGAACAAACACAAAATGCAAGTTCATTAAGTGGGTCGGCAAAATTAATGTAGTTTAAAATATCGCCAGTACCAGTAATGTAAGCGATGTAAAAGCTGGCTAAGCTTAGTGCAATAAAGCCGGAAGTTTTTAAGATGTTCATTTGATATTTGTTATTAGTTATTTATATATAAATATACGCAAAATTTCCGAGATATAAAAGGATTTTGCTGCCTTTTTTTGTATTTTATTAACAAGTTATTAACAATCTCTTTGTCCATTATATACGTGTTTAAGTACAGGAAAGCGCAAAGAGTATTCACCTTGTTTGTTTTGAGACTCCTCAAAGTATTGAACTGTAACTGTTTTACCTACAATCATACTGTGGTCTTTATAATATTCTTTTCTTTGTTCTAATGTAAATCCAGAACCTACACCTACCTTGTTTCCTTTGTGTTCTATAACTATATTGCTTAAACAGTTTATAGTTTTTTCTATGCCGTTTTCTATAATTCTGATATCTCCATTAACAGCGCCTATAACTTTATATTCTGCATCGTGCATTTGTTTTACCTTTAAAATATCCTTAGACCTTTTACCTTTGTAGCCTGTATTTCTGCGAATCATAATACCTTCATGTCCTGCATCGATTGCCTCGTCATTAAGCTTGTTGAAATAATTTACATCAGGTACAAAATCCTGTCCTAGTACTTGAATTATGTTTTTATTACAATATAAATTAACAACCATAGAGTCTTCATATCTATTATATAAATCCATATCACCTTGCTGGCTATCAAATTCCTGAAGTGTAAGCATGTCGAATACAAACATCTTAGGGTTAACAATGGTGTGGTTTTTACGTCTTATTTCTTTCATAACATCTTGGAAATTTTCATTTCCTTTGTCATCAACAATACATACTTCTCCGTCCAAAACAAAATTTCCAGGAATTTTTTTTACTTCATTAATTACTACATCTAATGTTTCAAATTCATTTCCTTGTCTAGAGTAGGCTTTTATTATACCGTCCTCTTCTGCCAATGCAACTTTAAACTGTGGTATTAGATTAGGTATTGATTTATTGATTAAGCTTGCACCAGCTCGAGTTTTCAAGTCTTTGTCTATTATGTTATGTATAAGCTCTTCATATTCCGGCCTTGCGGCTACAAAACCGTTGACTGCTCCAATGGCATCGTGACCGGTAAGTCTTTTTTCGTTGAGGTCATCTAATAAATCAAAGAGTTCATATGCATCATCTGTATCACATATATGGTTTAGCTTTTTACAATTAGAAGATGTAACACCAAAGTGAACATAAGGACTATATACATATTGCAACAACCT